CTGACCATTTTTTTGTTGCTCAGGTGCTTATAAAAAATATTAAATTATAGTGTTGCGGAAATTAGGTCTACATAGATTTCAGGTAACAGTTTTCTGCTATCACTCCTTTGCTTCTAACTATGTGGATATGTCTAGAAGTATTTGAATAATCAGGTATATCTAATTCACTATCATCAGATGTAAGTATAGTACCCCTAAAGGCAAAAGCATAGCAGTTATATAATCCTATACTGTTGCTATCCGTCACAAAATAGGAGTTTCCTCGATATAATATATCTATATCTATTTCACCATCTTCTTCATCTAAAGATAACGTATTAGTATATCTACTGGCTTCTGCTCCACATCCCTATAAGGTAACAGAATTACAGTTATCTAACTTATAACCTACTCCACATCCATCAGCAGCACAAGCCTACAAAGATGAATAGCTAGTGCCCTTCAAGTTATAGCCAGCATTTAAGCAGCTATTACAGTAGCATGAAGTAAAGTTCACAGAAGTAACACCAAGAATCTTAAAGCCGCTTTCTGCTACTCTCCATGCTCCTACATTCTTAAATGAGTTCTGAACTGCTCTATAGGCTTCATAAGCATTACCGCCAATATCCCTTAACCATACATCAGATAAAGATACATTCAAAACAGAAGAATCATAGCTAGACAAACTACCAGTTAAGGATGAAGGAGAATAGTTAAAATTGATAGCATCATCTTTACCTCTATCAGATGAATTTGTAGTAATACATATATTACTTATGCTAATATCTCTCACACCAGTAAAAGCTGTTCCGTTTGGATTCACCTTATACGTTTCAGGATAAGTAAGATTAGGCTACTGGGATGATTTTATTAAACCTCTAGAATAATTCTCACGACCAGTTAAGCCTACCCATCTACCCTAAGACTATATCTTAGTCCTTTCTTTATCCCATTGTTTCCATTCCTCACTATTATCATTAGGATAATATAAAGGATGGTTTTTATTCTTATCTCTATCTCCATCATAATAACCTACAGCACCATCACCTAAATAAAATCTGTTATGTCCATTCTTCAAATCTAAAGTAGGACAATTTTTAGCATCAGTAGCTGTATTATATTTCTTCTTATCTCTAGTTACATATCCCAAAGCCACAGTAGCCTTTTGATATGCCAATGTATCTTTTTCAAAGTAACTAGGCTTCTTCATAAATGGGGTTCTTATTATAGTGTTGTAGATTCCCTATCCTTCTATAACCGTACCATCATGGATATAAACAGCCCTAGTTACTAAAAACTCTCCACTACCAAATACTATTTTCTTGCCAGATGTATATGCTGCATCTAAAGCAGACTGGATTACTTCTGTCATATCCTAATCAGAAGTGGCAAAGATGTTAATAGTATCTTCTGTAATGGAAGTGCTAGTATTATTGATGCTAGACTAAGAGGAACTGCTCTTACTGGAAGAACCAGAAGAACCAGTATTCTTAGCTTTGGCAAATGATTGTATATTTATCATACTTCCTTTAGTTTTATATGTACTGTACTTTCTTTCAAATCTCTATCAATAGACTGAACAAAGAAGTTTCTATTTAATACCTTACTATGTAATATAGAATGGATGCTAATAGAAGGTGAATCATGCAAATCTGTTTCCATGATAAGTTTAGGTCTAGAATAAGAAAGATAGTACTGATTGATATAATGCTCCTCTGGCTTTGCCGTTTCCATTGTAGTAGCATTGTAGATACTTTCTAATGGTGTCTGGGAATCTGTTTCTATCACTGCATTCAGGTTTACAGTGTTCTTTATTCCCTTCTTAGCACATTCAGAACTACTTAGCTAAGTAATAAACTTAAATTCTACATCATCTTTCTTATTAATAAATCTATCAGTCTCATTACTCATATATATCAAATCATTATCCTGCTTATTCTCATTCCCTCCCTAGTCTGAATATATTTTGCACTCAAAATTCTTTATAATGATGTTTTCTATATGAGATAAGACAAACTTAGTATTATTGTACCATTTAGTATGTCTCCAGAAAGAAGGATGTCTTCTAGTTATATCATTCCAAGTTAGATTAACTGGTCCTAATAGTCTAAACACAACAGCACCAGATAAAGCATCAGACTTCTTAATAGGTATAGCAGTACCCTTAGCATCCAGATTCATAGTATAGCTAATGTTATTCTATATATCAAATTCATCACCTATAATCTTATCCCCTATCTTTGGGTCTATACCTAAAGAAAATGTGGTTTTCTTTTCACCATCTATAGTAGGTTCTTCCCCAATCTTCACCCATTGATAGGTAGAATTTCCATAGGTATCTATATTAGTTTCTACCAGTCTTTTATTACCTATAATAAGTTCACATTCAAGAATAGGTAGTTTCTTAAACATATCTGTAGAATCACCATTAGCAGTATAGTTATACTGTAGTTCATGGTTAGCTTTATCTGTTGTCCATGGATGAAGGCTTAAAGCATTAGATAAATAAGAAGAAGGTGTATCAGATGGCTTTTCCTATGTGTACCACCTTCTAGTATAATATCTACCATCCCCATTATTATCACTAGGTACTGTTCTATGCCAATAATCACCCCTATCATGCTTCTAAAGGATGGAAAAGATTTCTGTTTCCTTCTGTATAGGCATCAGGCACATTTCACCACTAAACACTAAATAGTTAGTAGTAATATCATCTGTTGGGGAAAAAACACCACCTGAGTTATTACCTATATACTCTATCATCCCACTTCTATCTTTTATTGTCTAATCAGAAGGAGAATGATTTGTTTCCGTATCATCCCCATTACCATTAATTGAGATATACAGATAAGTATTCATATCTATTTTTGATGTAGGGGAATTATCAGTAACATCATTCTACTTTTTTACGCTACCCATTTTAAAGATGCAAGGAATAAGCTAGTTATCCTTTAAGTACTTTGGTAGCTTCCACTGATTTACATAAACCCCATTACTCAGTTCACAAAGACTAGTTATATATCCTTTAGGTGTTATAAAGTTCCAGTTTGTATTATACATAGCCTATAGATACCAGTCCACAATTTTACAAGCATCATAAGAAGTAGCCCTATCATGGATCATATCAAAGAAGGCATTATTAGCCCTCACACCTTCACCCTCAGATATATATTCAGTCATAAATTTCTGCTTACCATTATAAAGGGAACTTAGATTTTCTGAATCCATAGGGCTTTCTATAACACTGTCCTAATCTTCCAAACTACATTTTATAGATACCTGATTATATACGTCTGCTACAGATAAATTTGTATCATCACTAGAATGCAAATCTGCTGTCATTTCTAATAATGTAGGGGTAATAGTTACAGCTGTATCTTCTGTAAGATTATACCAGCCAGTTCTTTTGTCCTTTATAGTATTCCAGTCATATATATAATAATCAAATCCATCCTAGATAATATGAAGGTTAAGATATTGCATCATCTAACTAATTACATCTTCATTAGTCCAGACATCATCAGCTTCATCACCCAGCATATATAACTCACTCATGCTACAATCTGAAAAGATTGTTTTCTCCTTTCCCTTAGATACACCTTTAGACAAATCATAGAAAATCTTTCCCTTAGTACCATTAACTATGTCTATATCCTGAATATCCAGCATTATCTAATCCAGCATATCTTTGAATGATTTTACACTAGCTTTAGCCCTAGAAGCCTTATAGTTATTCAGATTAACATCACCATAGTTATAGTACTGTAATGTAGCTAAAGCATCTGTAGTATTTACAGTAAACTCATCTAGCCCATTAACAAAAGGCTAGCTAAATGTATTAGGTTCAACAAAGCCAGCATAAATACACTTATCTCCCTTATAGATGTTTACTTTGATATTTCGTGAATTGTCTGCAAATAGCTTATCACCTATATAATCTTTAGTAACTAAATTAATACTAGCAGACCTCTTAATAATAGTCTGAAAAGTATCTTCATTATCTGTTTCTATAGAGATAGGGCTACCACTAAAGTATAGCCCATTTTCTCCTATAATCATTTCTTCCGTTTTATCATCATTACTTAATATATGTACTGAGTAAAGCACATTATTAACGTCTCTAAACTATCCATGAATATACATAATTATTTGATTCCAGTTATTTTTCCAGATTTAGCCTTTATATTGCTATAGTTCCTTAGTGAACCATACAAATCTGAACCTTTTAATTTGAAATTAATCTAACCACCTATTCCACCAGTAGCCCCAGCATTATCAAGCATATTAAATAAGTTTCTTTGCTATGTGCCATTCAGAATCATTTCACCAGCATTCACTCTAGCCAGTAACTAATCCCCATGAGTTGTAGCTCCGTTAATGATACCACCTTCTGCATAAGAACCAGACAAATAACCGCTAACAGTAGCAGCGATACCTACCACTGTTGCTATTACTGTTGCTACTGCTGCTAAGTTAGCTGGGAATGGCATCTTCATAGCACTAGCAGTACCAGCAGCTGTAGCCAAAGCAACATAAGACATAGCAGCAGAAGCTATCTAAGCAGTTACCTAAGCCAACATTGCTACAGTATCACCAGCTCCTAACTAAGACATAGCAGAACCTAAGCCCTGAAATGCACTAGTTAAAGCCAGAACTGACTACTGGTTATTCTCCAACCATCCCGACATTTCCACCAAGCCGCTAATTTCTGGCTAAGGTACTTTGATGTTATTGATAGCATCCATATCAATAGAAAAAGGATTAACCGATTCAGTATCTATTTCTGATATTATATCCTTTAAGTTAGTACCTTTTAGCCTTATCTCCAAAAAGCGTTTTTCTTCTACCAGATTATCCAGTTCCTTATTTATCTTCTGATAGTCCATAGGATTAACTGTTACAGATAATTGCTTCTGCTTTAAGTTAATCTAGTCATCATACCAAGCTATAGAACCTTCTGGATTTTCCTATTTAGTCTGCTTGAAATTATTCTTTACTCTAGTTCTATGTGGTACTTTTACAGTACTTACCTTCTTAGCAGTCTTAGCTATAACATCAGATACAACTTTAACAACTCCCTCAGAAAGCTGCTTTGTTACAGTATGAATCTTACCATCCTTTGCTTTATAATTGTATGAATATGATTCACCATCCTTTAGGTATCTGTTACCTACCTTATATGTACCAGCCCTTTTGTTTCCATTAAGAAACTATCCTCTTTTAGCCATAAATTCCTCAGCAGAATCACCAAAGGTTAGCTGTCTCAACTTAGTAGAAGCATCATCTATAGCATCATTCATCCAGTTTACGCTTTCTGTTATACCCTCAAAGATGGAAATCAACCCATTCAGGCTACTTTTAACAGCTGGCTCTATCAACTTACCTATAGCTGCATAAGTTTCATCTATAGCATCATTTAAAGTAGATATTTTACCCTCTACTGTCTCACTCATATTTGCAGCCATATTGTGAAACTAACCACCCTAAGCAGTAGCATCAGCAAAAGCCTAGGCTATCTGTTCTACAGATATTTCACCTTTGCTTACTTTATCTAATAACTCTCCTATGCTTTCACCAGTCTGCTTAGAGATAACAGATAGAGGATTAAAACCAGCATCTATCATCTAGTTCAAATCTTCTTTCATCACCTTACCAGATGCAGACATCTAAGAAAAGGCTAAAGCTAATCTTTGCATCTTATCAGTATTACCCATAGCTACATCACCTAACTATTTCAGCGTTGGCAAAACCCTTTCATAGCTTATACCAAAACTAAGCATAGTCTATGCAGCTTTAGCTAATCCCTCAGTATCATAAGGAGTTTTAGCTCCATATTCCTTCAACTGGTTTACTAAAGAAGAAGCCTTTTCACTACTATTTAATAAGGTAGTGAATGATACTTCTAATGATTCTATCTTACTTCTGGCTTCTATAGCTTTAGTTCCAATCTCCTTAACTGCTGTAGCTATAGCTAGTGGTGCTAGATACTTTGCACCCATGCTAACTAAGGAGCTTCTAATATTGTTGATAGATAAAGATGCACTATTAGAAGAACTTCGTAAATTTCTAATCTGTTGCTAACAGTCCTATAACTGATTTCTGAACTGTTGATTTTCAAGTAATATTCTTGTTACAAAATCCGCTTGTGCCATTATTTATGTAGTTTTAAATAGTTTTCTGCTTTTATTCGTAACCTTTCTATATCCTCTTTACTTATGCTAGTATCTCCCTAGACTTCCTCCCATGGAAACCTTACTATATCCTACAGCTATAAACGCTTCTTACTATTTACCTAAGCAACCATATAGGCTATTAGTCTATTGGCTTCCCATAAGTCTTTATTAGCATAGTAAGAATATCTCATAGCAGCCCTAACTTCATACATTTCCATTTCATCTAAAACATACTTTGGATTATAATGAAGCTAGATAACTAAGATTGCATAAATTTCTGAGATACTCAACTTTTTTTTTCATCACTATCTTCTGGCTAAGTGAAAAGGTTATCTTTGCCCAAAGTCTCAGATGTGATAGTATTTAACTAAGCAATTATAGAAGGGTCATTATCTATAGCATCCAGAAAATCATCCCATGATAATGGTTTGTCTTTATTACTAGCTAATATCATGCTATATAAAAACAGATAGTTATCAAGTGTTGTTCTTATCTGGAAAGCTTCACCTTTTATCTGTTCAAAGATAAATAAAGCTCTTATTGTATATCTAATTTCATATTCTGTATTATTGATTGTAATTGTCTTCATAGTCTGTATAAAATAAAAATAGCCCTCATGCCCTCATAGCTAAAGGCACAAAGGCTATATGGTTATAAAATTTAAGCTTCTACTTTCTTTAAAGCACCAACACCAGTAAACTGTACTGTATATGTCGCATATTCCCCATTTGGCGCATTAAGTTCTAAAGAGGTAATAATTACCTTACCTTCATAGTCTGGTTTACTAGCTGTCCAGCCAGTTTCAGGCACATCAGTATCTGTTTCTTTCTTTTTGCTAAAGGTTGCTGATACTGGTGTTTTTGCTACCATTATATCAAACAAATCATCAAAGTTACTTCCTTTACCATCTATTGAATACATATTTTCACTTTGTGCTGTCCAGCTTAATTTGCTAATCTCATTGCTAGCCCAATCACCACCACCTTCATCTTTATTAGAAGTGTCCTGAGTATCACCACTAATAGTTAATGTGTGTGAAGTTGCATAGGCTATTGATTTGCTGTTTAAAAACAGCATCATATCACCACCTTTTATTTTGCTCATTGTAGTTCTATTTTAAAAGTCAATGTCTATATAAACGTATCTTCTATATAATCTTCTGTTGCATCATCTATAACAATATCCTCTATAGCTATATCTGAATAAGTACCCTTTTTATGCTCCAAAGCTTTCCTAACCTTAATAGCTAAATCTATACTCTCTGAATAGTTAGAAGAAGCTATATTTATTTCTACAGAAACATTTTCATTAGTATTATCCTTAGTGCTTTCAGGAGTTAATCCAGTTCTCTTATAAATGATGAATGGGAATGTAGTACCTTCATCTGCTATCAGGGGATAAATCTTCTTATCTATATCTATACTAGTCTGTAGTATAGTATATATTGCTTTTCCTATATTTAAACTATCCATCATCTGTTATTAGCTGCTCTTAATATTGATTCCTTTAACATCTAATTCATGCTTTCAAATATAGAAGTTTCAGAAGTTCTTTTAGCTTTATCAAAGAAATATGCACTTCTTATTCTTCCTCTGTTTCCACCCCTACCAGTTCTTCTAAGATGCCGGACGTCAATATAGCCGGTTATTCTATGTCCTTTGGTACGTCTTAAAGCAGTTCCTTTCTCAAAAAACTTCAAACGGAAATCACCCATGATATGCACCTTAGCGACATTAGCCCCATTCTCTTTAACTAGTTTGCACTTAACACCAGACTATAGGGATTTTCCATATTTAACAGACCTCTTATTAGAGTTCCTAACCACTCTTTTCAGCTAGTTTCTAGTAGCCTTAACTAACATGTTTCCAGCCTTTCTTAGTGTCTATTTAAAAGCCTTATCCTATTCCCTGCTAGTTAGTCTGCTAAACAAAGCCTAAACCTAGCTATCATCAATCTCAATCATTAATTAATTCTGTTCTAATGATGATGCTTTGCTTATTTCTATCTGGTTCTACTGATAGGATTCTATATAGCTTTCCCTTCCACTATATCCTATCCTTTTCATCTATGTTATGATAATACCTAATAGTGAATATCTTAGTATAGTTAAAAACTATCTCACCATTCTCAGTGTCTCTATTACCTGATTCAAACTACACATCTGAGCGTGTTGTTATATAGTCTGTCCACTGAGTACCATTAGCCCCATATTCATTCTATGATATTGTTGGCTTCTATATGGTTATTACCTCTTTTAATCTACCAGCATTCATCTTACCTAAAAATTACGGTTAAGGTTTACTAGGTATTTGAAAGAATAGGGTACATCTGATATACTTGAATAAGTAGTAGCTTCCCTATTTGCATATAGATTTCCAACTAATAGAAGAATGGAATGAATAACAGAAGGTGGCAATTTACCACCTTCCAGTTGTTCATTCAAAGCTATGTCGGTATTCTTTTCTATAGCATCTTCCGCCACTAATATCAGACTGTTTATATAGCTATCATCATCCTTAAATGAATCATCTATATTCAGATGCTTCTTTGCTTCTTCAAGTGTTACATACATAGCTTTTATACAGACTAAAATTACTTCAATACCTTCTTTACAAAAGATGCTGCTCTTTGTGGTTTAGCATCAAAATAAGCATTTACTACCAGTCTGATTTTACCGTTAGCTGCTTGTGTATAAGGATCTACGGTTAAATCAATTCCTCCCCATTGTCCGATTACCAAATCATTAAAGTTACCTAAAATAAGTCCTTTCTTAGCCATGCCGTTAGTAACTAACACTGGATAACCATCAACTTCACCGCTATCCATCAACATTCTAACATCTGATTTAGTTCCACCAATAGCAGTAGTTTTCAAAGTAGCCTTAGCATAAGGGGATGCAATAAATGTAATATTACCACTAACATTAGCTTCCTCTAACTTCTGTTCCATGGCTACAATATCCTTATAAGTAATATCTGCTTCATCAGCTACAACTGCATTAAACAAACCAGCTGGCTTTGTAGTACTACCAGCCTCAGCACCTAAAATAGTAGCTTCAAGTTTGTTACTAATTGCATCTACAATATCCTTTCTAAGCAAAGCTTCTGCTGAAACAGAATCCTGAATAAGGAACTGCTTAGAAATATCTACATAAGCTGTTAATCTCTTTGGGCTAAGTTCTACTTCTCCAAAAGTACCAGCACCATCAGCAGCAGCATCAACTTCACCAGCCCAACCTACTGTAGAACCATCATAAGTAGGAATTGAAACGTTACCTACTAAACCAGTCATAAAGTTAGCACCAGCAGCACTAAGTACTAATTTATCTCTAAGTGGTGCTAAGATATTCAACTTATCTTCTGCTACAATCTCCTAGCCATGGTCTGCTACGGTTGCCTGCACATCTGCTCTTTCTTCTACTGGAAGGATAATCTAGCCACTATAACTTTGTCCTGATTTACGCATTTCAGCGATACCAGCGTTTACTACCTATTGGCTTCTTTCGTCTAACTGTTGGTTATTAGCAATAGCTCTAACAGCCTTTAAAAGTGAAAAAGTTTCTTTCTTCATTGTTTCTTTTTTATTCAATTTCTGATTTAACTATCTAATTTCATTCTCTGTATCTGCTATCTGTTTACACAAATCATTGTATTCTCTTTCTTCATCTGTAGTTAGCTTTCTGGATTCATGCTTTCCCTGATTGATAATATTTTGTGCTTTTAACTACAGCTGTTCCTTCTTATCTATTAATTCTATTGAGTTCATTTTAGTTTTGCTTCAAGTTCCTGATAATATTCATCTATTTCTTTCTGTTCTTTCTGTTTCAATTCATCCAGCCCTCTTGTGTTTACTGTAGTAGAAGAATAAGCAGCCTTATATACTGGTGATACATCAAATAGCTCATTAATGCTATTTATGGTTCTAAGATAGCTTCCATCATCCCTTTTCTACCATGAATCACTTTTTACAGTAAAAGCAAAAGAACTAGTAGAAATATCTCCTCTTCTAAGTCCTTCCAGCAGTTCGTCACCCAAAGCTGTATTAGGTGCTTCAAAGCTGTATTTCAAACCTCTATCATCAATAGATAAAGTTAAGCTACCTACACCTTTGTTACTCCTAGCTAATACACCCTTATCTTCATTGTGATTAAGTAAGCAAAGCACATCAGATTTTTCTATGATGCCATCTAAAGCACTTCTACTTATTATCTCATGGAATCCACCTAAATCATTAGATAAGCTATCAAATACAATAGCATATCCTTCTACTGTTCTTCCCTCTAAACTGGAAACATCACCCAAGTTTCTAATTTCCTTCATTTAGCTTTTCTTTGATTGTATTAGTATTGTCTGGATTATCAGAAGTAGCTTTCTTCAATGTCTGTATATTAACCTATACAAATGAATTGTCTCCATCTGGTAAAGCAGGTAAATCTAGCTCTTTTCTTATCTCGTTAGTTGTTATAGCACCAATCTAGAATAATGTGTTATAGTAGTTAGCCAAAGATTGCTTATCTACTCTTAACAAAGGTGCTGTAGAAAATCTAACATCTATGCTATCTCTTTCACTAGGCTTATATAGCTTTCTGACAAATTCACCTTCAAACTTTTCTAGTAAAGGCTGCAAAGTATCTGTTAAGAAGGCTATCTACATCTATTCTATAGTATTGTAGCTACTCTTTGATAAATCAAAAGCCTTTACTGGTGATACACCAAAGAATCTACAAATATCAATCACATTAAACTATCTAGTTTCCAATAGCTATGCATCAGATGGATTTACCGTTACAGCTTGAAAATCCAAATCTGCATCCAGCACAGCCACACCGTTAGGCGTACCAGTATTACCACTAAAAGCACTGTTCCAGCTTGATTTAAGTGTTTCCTTCTATTTAGAAGTTAGAGGTGAAGAACTTTTAAGAATACCAGCACAGTTAGCACCACCTTTAAAGAATCCCTCAGCGTTTTCTTCTGCATCCATGGCTAAACCTAATGTTTTTCTAGCATAGGCTAAAGTAGATATACCTTCATAGCCATCACTGGTAAAATTCAGGATATGAATCATATTGCAATCTTCTACAACATTCTTCATTCCAGTAATATTATAGCTAATAGTATCCCTAATCGTTTGTGGCTTTAGTATTGTAACCAGTTCTGTAGGTATATAATAAAGAGCTTTAGCGTTTCCTCTTTCATCCCTATCTATATAAGCATAAGCATTACCAGTAAGAAGCATACTTATCACCATAGTTTTCATAAAGGTGAACTTACTCATATTCTGATTCGGTTCACGGTTTAAAAGATTGTAAGTAGGGTGCTCAGTGTATTTCATCTTATATCCTAGCTAATCTACCCTATAAGGTTCTAGTGGTAACTAAGCTATTGAATCAGATATAACTTCAACACATCTATAAACAGCAGATAACAGCATAGCTTTATTATTAGCATAGCTACTAGCACTGTTATAAGATAAGAAATCACCAAATAAAGCCCTTTGCTCTGGTTTTTCCTTTTGCCAAAATTTCCATTTCATATTATAAATATTTCTTTTCCGTTATTTGGGTTTTGCAAGTAACATCCTAAAGCTGTTATCATTGCTATCACACCATCTATTTTCATCTGCTTCTATGTCTTAATTGGTTTGACATTCTCATTATGATCTTCTTTAATATGCACATTAGAGAAACACCATCTAGTTATTTCATTGTTATCTATAACTACCTTACCTGATAAAATCAATCTTTCAAGTTCCTTTGTAGGCTAGTTAAAGTTACCTATGCTCTAGCTATATTCTTCCAGTGGTAAACCTTCTTCTGTAGCCTAGATAGCCCACTAAGTAGCATTCCACTTATCATAGCCTACCTTCTGGATGCTAACAGTATCAATCCATTTAAGCATATCCTTAGTTATATAATCATAGTCTGTAACATTACCACTAGTTATATTTAATTGATGCTGATTTCTCCATAGTCTATATTTCTCCCTATTACTATTGTTTGCTAGACATGATTCAGGTAGATAATAGTAGTTCTTAAAGTAATAGATACCATCCTTAACCACTAAATAGCTTACAGCAGTTAAATCACTGGTAGCAGACAAATCCACACCAATATAACAAAGTTCATCCTAGAAACTAGCTAGATTTACATTCTTAGTGCTATTCACAATATTACTATCAGATAACCAGACTTCAGAAGAATCACACCATAGATTAAGGGTTTTAGTCTTTACTCCAACTTCTTCAGATGGATTATTAAGTGCTGATTTTACCTATTCCTTAATATACTTCTTAGTTACAGTTACATCCATATTAGGGGTACATTTCACCCAGTTATCTTCATCTGTCCAATCATCATTATCATCCATAGAATAGATAGCAATAAACATACTATCATCTTCTTTCAGTTTATGAAGAATCTCAATAGCAGTACTTCTTAGCTAATAGCAGGGCAAAGTTTTATCAAAACCAGCAGTAGTTATAGTGCAAAGATGTGGATTCTGTCGCATACCCATAGAAGACTTAATTACATCCCTAACCTTACTATTCTTAGCTGCGTGATATTCGTCAATTAAGCCAAATGAAGCATTAAAGCCATCAAGCTTAGAAGCATCAGCAGCAAACACTTTTAACTAAGAAGCATTCACATTAAACTTAATTCCCTTTAAATGTGAAGTAAGATATTTGCCACTAGGGTCTAGCTGTTTGGCAAACTCATAACAAAATTCAAAGGCTATCTTAGCCTATTCTCTAGAGTTTGCAGCTAAATCTACCTCAGCACCATCTTCACCATCAGCTATCAGGAAATATAGGCACAAAGCAGCAGCTAGGGCTGTATTGTGTGTTACAGTAAAATGCTTACCAAAAAGATAAAGATGCTCTGAATTATCAACAGTAATACATCTTACTGGTACTGATTCTACTGGTGTAATATCCACTATAGACTTATAAAGCATCCTCTTATTTAAAGCATCCTTCAATCTATCATACTTTCTTTGTAATCTGAAACACGGTAACTATTTATCTGTAAAGAAAGTAATACGCTATACTTCATCACATACTTTATTTTTAATAGTAGGTATCTTTACTTTTCTTGTGTATTTAATACCTAGACTAGCTAATAATTCACAGATGCCATCAGCTATTAATGTGTTCTTCTAGACAAATTCACATTGTCCACTTTTGTTAACAGTGCCGTCTGTGTCCATCAATCCCTAAAGCAGTGCTAATCTTTGTTCTTTGCTAGCTCTTAGATAAGCATCAGGTATATGTTTATTATTTAATAGGTTTAATTCTACTAGCTAATGCCTTAACTAAGAATTATCCTAACCCTTATCACCAGCCCAAGAAATTGTATATACTTTAGTGTTTCTTTTATCTACATAAACCTTATACTAGCCATATATAGAAGAAACATAGTCATACATAGCTAAATCATCCTAATGTACTGTAAAGGCTGGTTTGGCACTAATACCATCACCTAACCATAAACCTAGTACATAAGGGGCTATTGGTAAATTTGCAGCAGGTAGTTCTATAGCTAAATTCATAGGCACTCTATATAAATATTCTGTGCCTTTTCCATCTTTACGTTCTCTTTTATATTTAGGCTATATCTATTCAGTAGTAGCTACAAATTCCTTATTGCTCTTATCTCTTACATACCAATTATGGTCTTTATCTGCTATTACTGTTTCTCCATCTTCAAAAGAAACTTTAAAGCACTGGTGGTTATATTGTATTGGTGTTACAAATGTTACCTTAGTAGGCTATCCATCCCTTCCTAGAACTTCATCACCAACTTCTATCTAACCCATAGTAGTCCACCCTTTTGGTGTTGGTATAGGGGTATCTAAACTTAATGCTTTTCCATTCTTTCTAGAAACTTCAATATAACTACTGGAATATCTTCTATCATTTGTTCCCTTCCAGTAAAACCCAACAATATTAGCTACTACAAACTGCTACCACGGTTCTAGTATGAAGTTCTAACCAGATGCTTTTCCCTTAAAGTGTTTCATTGTACTTATAAAGCTAATAGCCCTATCTACTACTGATTCCCTAAACTCTAAATCATCCCTATTTAAATCTTCCTAGAATCTCTAGCAGGCTAACTAGATATTAGCACCAGTAATAACATTGCCACTAAGTACATCATCCACATATTTATAGTATGGCTTCATAAATCATATACATAATTTAATCTAATAACCATCAGCTTTCTTTATATTGGGATAATGCTCCTATAAGAATGCCCATTTTCTTGTTCCGTGTCTATGCCACATAGTTATCGGATGCACTCTTTCACCAGTTTCCAATATGTAGAAATCAGACTTAATCTTATCTATTTGCCTATAGTTAGCAGCTTTATAAATAGTACCTTCATTTCCTACATCGCTACTATTATCAGCATAACTAATTAAATGCTTAATCTCTGGATGCACCTTCTTTAAATAATGATGCAGCAGGGATATAGTTATAGTTTCACTGAATTTAGGCATATCATCACTAAGCCACATTCTATCAAACTCCCTAACTTCATCAGGATTATAGTTTCCCTTCTTTCTAGGATTAGTACCATAGCCAATTTGTAAAGCACCTGATACTTTGCCTTCATAATAAACTAAGAAAGATAAAAAGCTATTTCTAGTTACTTTGTGGCTGTAGTGATTAGCAATAATAATAGGGTCTGCATCTTTCTTTTTGCAAACTCTTATCTAGATGTTTTTGGCTTTGGCTTCATAGCCTATAATCTTACCATCATCATCTAATATAGCAGTCTTCTTTAGCTTTGTCATTATCTAACCTCCTTACTGTTCTTAACAAACTACTCCAGGGGTGATAGTTCCTTATCCCCACTATTTAATTTGGCTATCTTAGTTCTATCCTTTGCTGTTAAACCAAACTTTTCCATCACCTTCATAGCCTGAATCTAAGCATCTTTAGCTATCTTAATAGCTGGGTGTGGCGCAATATTACCCCTATCAGAAACTACTGTTAAACCATCTTTTTCTAATTGTTTGCTAGCTTTGATAAACATGCTGTAATTTCTTGCCAACATAGTTAAAGCAGCGTTATCTACATTCTTCATCAGTGAATTATCTTCAAGCATAAGAATCACATCTTTCATATAATCCTTAGCTTCTTTCTCAATGTCTGTAGGTATTTTAAAATTATTGTTCATTCTACTTAAATTTTAGTCTGTATAATTATCTGATTTTTTCTTTTTCTACTAATATCCAGTACTTTGTCACACAAATAAAAAATGTCTCACAATATTTTTGAGTTCAAAATTTTATGTATATAATTAGGTATAACTTAATAATTAATCAAACCATGAAAATAACAAAGAAAGAAACTAGAGTATCTGTAAGAATCACACCTTATCAGGAAACACAACTGGATTTAATCAGTGAAAAGTTAGGCATAAAAAGAAGCACATTAGTTAGATACGCAATAGATAATTTAATCAGTAGTTATAATGATTTACAACTGGAGCAAATATAGAAGGAAACAGAATAATCTGGATAAATCTGAATATAACTATATGGTTAATGAAGCTATCACCAAACATTATAGATACTTGCATAGTAGGCTAGTTAAAGTAGATGATGATGAAGCTACTTTTAATGATGCCTATTTAATGCTTACCAGAAAGTATAATCCAGAATAGGATTTCATAGATTAGTTTATCAAAGCCTTCAATTAGTTAAAAGGTGAATATCAAAGGGATGATAAATGTTATAACTATGCAGAAACAAAGGTGGAATATTATACAGATGATATAATGCCAATAGCAGAAAAGAAAGAAGCACCTATACAATAGATAAAACCTAATAACCTAATAGAATCCATTAAGAAATATGCCATATCTGAGAAAAAGCGCAAAGAACAAAATAAAGCAAGTAAAAAGAAAAGAAAGATAGGAAATCTATCAAAGTAAGAAATGGAAAATGCTAAGATTATCCTATTTAATGCAGCATCCACTTTGTGAAGTATGTCTTTCTAAGGGTATAGTAAAAGCTGCTATCGACGTACATCATAAAGATTCATTTCTTAACTATTTCGGGGATAAAAGAATAGAGGTAGCTTATAACTATGATAATCTGCTGGCTGTCTGTAAACAGTGCCATGCCGACATTCACAAAAACGGCACTTCACATGGCTAACCTACATTCCCAGCATCATGCAGGATAAAGAGATCCCCAAAAAGGGCTAATCCCGACTGAATTTTAAAAAAGTTTATTTTTTATTTTGAGTAGCCAAAAATTATATATATAATTGTCCAGAAAGCAAGAGGAAAAACACTGTCATGGATTTTTGTCGTAAATGATTAATTTTTAGAGGATTTGTTACTAGCAGGGAAATAGGGCTTGAAATATAGCCCTTTTCTTTGATTTTTGATGTAACCAAAAATTTGAAAAAATACCTATAGGACAACTCAAAAAAAGTTACACTATCGGGATTTCCGACAAAATAAGATGATTTTAAAGATATATTAGATAAACAGCTTGTAACAATTTAAGCCATGAAGAAAAATGAAACATTTAACAATTAACTCAACTAATGGTAAACTTAATATGTATGATTTACCAAAGAACTGCATTTTTAACAAAGTAATTACTGGATGTGGTGGTACTACAGTAGCTCTTTTTAATAATATCAATTATGTGATAGCAGTACCTACTACAGAATTGATAGTTAATAAAACTGGATTGAATGAAGCTGGTGCTTCTGTATTAACCAGCCCTATAGATGGTAGAAAACAGTCTGTATTTGGATTGTTTGGCATCTTTAGCTATTCTGCAAAGAAACAGCTTAAAGAGTATCTAGCAACATCAGGAACAAAGAAAATAATGTGTACCTATGATAAGCTGGCTGCACTTGAAAGCTACCTGAATCCTAGTGATTATTAGCTATTGGTTGATGAATATCACATACTTTTAAAGGCATATAGCTACAGATATAAGGCTATTGGTGGTGTTCTCAGCAGCTTCAATAAATATAAGTCCTACTGCTTCATGTCTGCTACTCCTATTTCTCCAGAATTTACCCCTAAAGCACTTGAAGGTATTGAAGAAATAAGAGCAGAATGGAAGGAAACAGATAACTTAAAGGTGATTCTAGAAAGAACAAATAAGCCATACCTGAAAGCTGCTAACATCATTAACGCATATAAGAAAGATGGATTTGTTAGTATGAATGGTAATAAAAGCTATGAAGCCTTCTTCTTTATTAATAGTGTTACTGATATAGCTAGCATCTTACAATATTGTGAATTAACTAATGATGAAGTAAAGATAGTATGTGCTGATACTGATAAGAATAGAACCACATTAGCAGGATATAGCATAAGCAATAGCAAAAGTGAAAATAAACCATTCACATTCATCACATCAAAATCATTTGAAGGTGCTGATTACTTTAGTGAAACTGGAATCTGTTATGTGGTTAGCAACAGTTCTAACACTAATACCCTTTTAGATATATCTACAGATATTTATCAGATAGCAGGTAGAATCAGAACTGAAACAAATCCTTTCAGAACCTTCTTAGTTCACATATTTAATACTACTGGAAGAAGAAACCTAGATTTAGATACCAGCTATGAAGAAATAGTAGAAAGAACAAATAAAGAGGTAGAAAGAGATAATAAGATTATTGAGATTGTTAATGATAACCCAACAAATTCAGATAGACTATTTAATCAGGAATATGTGAAGAAAGATAAAGATGGCAAATATTACTTAGATGAAATGATAGTAAAGCTAGATTTATACACAATAAAGTTAGAACAAAGCATTTATAAAAATGGAATCTCTATTGTGAAACATTATAATGAAAATGGTATATTAACTACTGATCCTATGTATGAGAAACTGGAAGGCACATTGAAAAGTGCTGGCAAAAAGATGTCATTCAAAGAAGCCTTTTTAAAGTATGCAGAACTCTCTAAGAATCCTTATTGCATGGATGAAGAAGCTAAGAACCACCTAGCAGCCATTCAGCCTTTAATAGTGGATGCTTATAGTAAGCTAGGTGAAGACAAAGTAAGAAGCCTTAAATATGTGAAGAAAGCTATAGAAACAGCTTTGTTAAACCAGAACAAAGATAACAGTAATGAATATAAGGTAGCTAAAATCCTGAATGATTACATTCACATTGGCTTTATTAGTAGTGCTGAATTAAAGGCAAATATAGCTAAAGCCTATGAAACACTAGGCATCATCAGAAAAGCCAAAGCTACAGATATTGAAGGCTACTTTGACTGCAAAGCCACATCTAAAAGAATAGAAGGCAAAGTAACTAAAGGCTATGAGATATACAGAACAAAGTGCATCTTTATTAGTAAGTAAAGAGGTATAGGGAAATACAGAAATTAGGTGTAAATTAGAAACGATTTCCCATTTCTTTCCGCTAGTTTATCCCTAAACTGATACCTTATTTTTCAGCACATAGAACAACTAGAGATAAGATAACAGCAAAATCAATGTAGATTAATCGGCATGAAACTAACTATAATTAAATAACATGGAAAACAAAGAACTATACACTAAACTGGAAAACTTAGAAGCTATGATATATGAGATTAAGAAGAATCAGCTACAGCTTCTATAGTTAATGATTCAGATTAATAGCCATAAGTAATAGTCATAGCACTCAGATGATACCACTTATAGCACTCAGATGATACCACTTCATTAGATACTCTTATTAATCAGATACAACAGTAACAAACTTTAAAAAGTAAAAATTATGATATATAACCCAAATGCACAAGAATCAGAAAGAAAAGGTAGAAACATATTTCAGACATTAGCAGATTAGATAGGCTGGTAGATAGATTATACAGATTCAGAATTTTGTGATATAGATTTACACATCAAATGTACTAGTAAAGATGGAAGGAATATCTAGGCTGCTGGTGAAATAAAGAATAGGGATGCTAGTGCTATCAAATACTCTACACACATCATAGAAGTACATAAGATTAAGGCTTTACTAGCAGACAATAAAGATATAGCCATGTTCATTAACATCTTTGGGGATGATATATTTATATATAATGTGGTGAAACTCGCTAGGATGATTAAGCATGGTGATATAAAGCCATATAATAAGTATCTACCAGATAACAACAGTTCAAATAGATAGTTTATACCTAGATTGATTATAGAGGTATCTAAAGATTTAGCAGCACATTTTTAGAAAGTAAACGGAATCTGGAAAAGAATAAAATGATATACACCTTATTTATATTTAACGTAATGATAATACTTCATTTACTAGTTAGAATGCTAGTGAATTTTATAGATAATAAGCCTATTTTTGAGGTAACAGAAGTAGATATTTTACTAGCTGGTAAAGTAGCAATATTAGCTACAATCATCATGCTAATAACTATTCTGATTTAACCATATTAGCTATAAGACAAAAGAAGCCAACCTATTAATTTAGGCTGGCTTCTGTTGTTTGTGGAAGTTTCTATTTCAACTGAATGCTTATTAAATACCATTTGGCTTCTTATAGAAATAGTTAAAAGTGCCTTTGTAATCCAAGACACCCTCATCACCAGAACTAACATCTGGAGAAATCCATTTGAAACGAATATACAAATCTCTTCCTCTTATACTATAGAATCTAGAACTAATTCGCTGACCTAAAGTAATATTATAGTTGTCAATCCTTTGACTGACCTTAGCATAGTAGTCACCCCATTCTTCTACATATTCCCCATCATAGCGTTCATTAGCTATATAACGTGCTTCATCCTCATCAGTAACACCTTCCAAACATATATATATACCATCAACATCTTCCTTTTCCCAATTATGCCAATCTCTTAGCTTCTCTTTTTCTCTTTCTGCCTTTATGGCTTCTTCTCCTTCCTTATATCCTTGATCATAGCCTTCTTTATAGCCATTTAAATAAGCGTTATAAGCATCCGATGTCTGATAACTATTTGCATGGTTATAGCCAACCATATAAGCTTTCCAACCATAGCCATCATCATAGCCATCTTGATAGCCCTTATTGTAACCTTGTGTTTTTGCGCCACCGCTATCTTCTGTTACTGTTGCTGTTTCAGAATCATTACTAGCATTATTGCTTTTACTATTGCAAGCAGTAATAAGCAATACAGCTAACAGATAAAATAAAATCTTCTTCATAAGCGTATAATTAATTAGATTCTACTTAAAAATTCAGCTTCACTAAGGATTTCTATATCTTGTCCTTTTGCTAGTAAATCCATAGCTTTCTTCTGTTTCTTACTCATACCAGAATCACCTACCACTCTATAATCTTGCTGTCCAACCACTAGTACTTCTGTCTTCTTAGTTACAGAATCAGAAGGAATACCACCAACATCTTTAATCTTCTGTAGCAGTTCCTTTCTAGTGCCATAGCTACAAGTTCCAGTAAAGCAAACATTCTTACCATAGAAATAGTTACCTTCATCTGCTAATTCTGGATGCTCCTCTAGGCTTTCTAACATGTCTGTTTTACTCTTCTTATTTATAGCTAAATGTGCTATGAAGGTATCTGGTGCAAATTTACCTCTATGAAAATGGTACTTTTCTTCCAGTTCCTCTAGGGTGCTACCATCCATATCTAAGCACTTCAATAACAATTTAGCGCAACCTGCTGAATCATTATCAGCTTTATGATGTCCATCAAACTCTATACCTAGATATTTCAGTACCACATCTAAAGAATAGCTATAGCAGCCTTTAACTATGTATCTGGCGATTCTCAAAGTACAAAAGTAATCAAATGTAGGATATTCTATCTGATAGTTATCTAAGGCATCACGCAAAGCATACATATCAAATGAAGTATTGTGTGCCACTACTATCTTATCCTTTAAATATGGATATACCTCTTTCCATACATCAGGAAATTTAGGACTGTTCTCGGTATCTTCTGGTTTGATACCGTGAATATGTATATTGAAGGCATCATAGTCGTTTCCTTCTGGTTGTACGAGCCAACTTTTAGAAGGTTGTAAGATACCATCTACTACTTCTGTTATACCAATTTGGCAGATGCTACTTCTATCTGCATTGGCGGTTTCAAAATCTATCGCAACAAAATTATTCATATTGCTTTGAATTGTTAGTTTGCCTCAAATCCGCAACCTATAGGGTTTAGTGGGATTTTGCTTGCAAAGCGACAAAATTCATTTTATTGTACATATTTCTTG